CTACTTTTAGGATTCCAACTTCTTGCGATATAATAGTTAAGTTCACCTTTGGTGTTATAAGATGGAATTACAATACGACCTGAATGGTCACCTTTATCACAAAATCCAATACCATACCTTTCGATCATATCATCTGTAACACCACGATTTTTTAAATAATTCATGGCTTGTTTTCTAACGGGATATACCGGACTTGAGTCTTTGAATAATGTAAATCCGTTTGGAAGTTTAAGTGTTTTTTTTGGTCTTTCTCTTTTAACAACTGTTTCTGGTTTAAAAACATTGTAGAGTTTTTTTTGTTTTTTGTTTCCAAACTTATCAATTAATTTTCCCAAAGGTCCATGTGTTCCTTCACTATCTCCACAGGACCAACACTTGAAGACGTTGTCTATGTAATTAACTTCTAAATTATGTTTGTTTCTATCATCATCACAAACAGGGCAATTGAAGGATATTTGACCTCGATTAGGATAGTGAAGTCCGTGATCTCCAAGAATTTCTTCTAATAACTCAACTAACCCTTCGTTTTCATCCATTATGGTTTAACAATATGTTTTTCAAATATACTAATCAAGCCCTGAACATCACCAAACTCGGTAAATCTAATATGGGGATCTGTGTTGAATATATCAACATACCACTCTTCATCTTCTTTTACCTCATCGTTAGCACAACTGATAAATTCAAATCCGTCAACAATTTTGTATACGTAATAATAAAAAGGTTTATCAAACCCTTTACCGGACTCTTCTTTTTGAAAACCTAGTAGTTGTATTTCTTTTTCTATCATATAAAAAATATAAAAAACATCTTTTAAGTAATCAACTACACAAACTTTTTTCTTTTTTTATATTTATAAATGATATGCCAACGCAAATTGAAATATATAATTTAACAGGTCAACCAAACTTTGATATATGGTTATGTGATAGCTCATTAAATACATGTGTGTATATTGATACAATATCCTCATCTCCATACATTTTTGATGTTTTACCAATATTTAATGGTAACACATCACTTTCTGTAAAAGTAATTGATTCTTTAAATTGTGAATTAATAATAAATGTAACAATTCCATAATGTGTAATTTTTTAGGTTATTTTTCTGTTAATGCGGATCCAAATTTGAGTTGTTATAATAATCTTATAACACCATTATATGGAAATGATTTACTTTTTGGTACTATAATTTATCAAAACAATTCATGTAGTCTACCGTTAAATTCTACAAATTTTTCTGATGGTTTTGTTTTATATGAAACAAATGGTTTAGGTATAATTTCAAGTATAACACCTTGCCCATGTGCTCAATTTTATTGCATATCTAACACTGGAACCTTTGATGATGAATATGAATACTCGGGTTCTTATCATGGTTATAATTCCTATTCTGGAATATCAAATGGATATTATATATTCTTTTCAACAGGAGATACAAGATGGTGTTTATCTAATTCATTAGGCGGACCTTGTAATTTATTTGGTCCTAGTCCTTGTAATTCAAGTTGTCCTGATTTGTGTGATTCTTTGTTTTCATCAGGACATTGTTATACCACAACAACTACAACCAATTTTTTTTGTAATGTAAACTTTGTAGATTTATTTACTTGTAACATTCCAGCAACACCTACGCCAACACCTACGCCAACACCTACGCCGACCCCAACTTTAACTCCAACTCCAACAAACCCTTGTGGTGTTTTAACTTTTCAATTGGATGTTATGACCATAACAAATACTCCAACAAACACGCCAACTAATACTCCAACACCATCAAAACAAATATCAAGACCTTGTAATTACAACGGAAAAGTCACTTTTAACACCATAGACGATGAAATTAAATGTGCCGTTAGTAAACAATTTAGAGATTGTTATACTGGTGAATTATATTTTACAACAAATGTCACAAAACAATTAAATGGTTCTAACCCAAGAGAAGGTTTTGTTTATGAATCTATAATCAACGACATACCAACTTGTGTTGTTTTTGAAGGATTAAAAACAAACATAAGTGGTATTGACGATATTAAATTATTAAATCAAATTGGTCTTGAAAATGAAGGAGCATGTTTAAGTTGTTCAACTACTCCAATACCAACATCATCTCCAGTTCCCACAACAACTACTACTACAACAATTTGCTATGACTGTTTTAAAACTGAGACGCTACCACAATTGGGGTCATCTATAACAACAAAAGGATTAACTTTAAATGCCACTGGTGCAGGAGCCGTTGATTTAAATTTAACCCCTCAAAAATTAAATAATTGTATATTTGGTCCTGATCCTAAATTTGCATCTCTTAGATTAGGATTTGGTATTAATCCAACTAACCCATATACTTATAGGTTAAATTTTAATACCCCTGTTAATAACATTGCTTTAAGATTTATAGATTATCAATATATTTCTCAATCTTTACAAGAAGTTTTAATTTTTACAACAGATTCTAATGATTTAATGATTAATTCTTGTAGTAATTGTTGCGCTACGATATTAAATAATACAATTACTGCAGACCCTTGTTTTGGTGATTTACAACCAGGAGCTGGCATATTTACTTTTAGTTCTTCTAGACCATATAATTATTTAATTATACAAGGTTTAGGAGTTTCAGCAATAACTGTAGACATATGTTTAGATTCTATCAAATAATTTTATTAAATGAATATTTATTTTAAATGGCTTATATATTAAAAAACACATCAGGTTTAATAAATACAAGAGTAACCGATACTGGAAGACAAAAAATGTCTGAAGGTAATTTTAAAATTACATATTTTCAAATAGGAGATAGTGAAGTTTCATACAATAAACTTTTAAATACGTATAATCAATATAATTCTTTTATATTTGAGCCAAACTTTAACTCTCAAAATTCGAGTGGTGTCCCTGAGTCAAACAAACAGAATATTAAATATCCTTATTATGTCAGTGGTCAAACTGGTTCAACATATGGTATTCCAACAGCGGATCCACAAATAAATGCGGTTTACAACAGTGCGCCTTTAAGAGGATTTTTTACTGGAAATACAACAGCAAGTACAATTTTATTTAGTGCTTTAACAAACTCAGATTATGTTATTAGTGCAAATTACATTATTGATATGGGTCTTTTGAATGGTTCGAATCAAATTGATTTAATTTATAATGGTGTTGACTACACAAACGAAAGAAAGTTTGAAATAGGAGATATTATAACAATATATTATGATGGTAATGGATTGTTTGATTGTCAATGTAATAACTTACCAACTCCAACTCCTACACCAACTCCATCAATGAGTTCTTCAAGTGGTATAAAAACAACAACTTCATCAAACCCATGTGAAACACCAACAGCAACTCCAACACCTACAAAAACACCATGTTTGACTCCGACTCCAAGCAAATTATGTCCACCACCATCACCTCCAAATTGTAAAGTAGATGTAAGATCTTGTTTTCAAATATTAACTTATAAAATTATTGATGTTTGTTTAAACACTTTGACATTAGATAGACCAACCCCTGACTTTTTTGGGATTGTAAACAACTGTTATGCAAAAGTTTTGATTTATCCTCAAAACATGCAAAAAATATATGATAGTTTAACCCCAAATCCTCATTGGGGTGAACAAGTAATTGATTTTGAATCTATTTGTGATACTGATCAATTTGATGTAAAAATTTGGAATATGAATATCCCTTGGACTGAAAGTCCTGCTGGGTTAATAGAATCAGTTTATGAAGGTTATAATTTTTTTGGTTCAATTGATTATGTTGGTTCGAAAGAATATTTAGGTTATAATTCTAATTCTGGTCAAACAGATACCGGTTTGGTTTACTATCGAAATTCATTTGATGAAATTGTTTTAGTAAGTCCCGAAGAACAAAAATCTATTGCTATAATTCATTACACAAATCAAACCATAGATTTCTTTTATGGTGAAAAATTTGCTTTGGAACCTTTTAATTCTTTAGAAATTGATAACACTAATGGTCAAGCAAGAAATTTTAAACTTCATATTCCTTGGTTAATGTGGCATAAAAATCCTGAATGTTGTTTTGGTCAAACTTTTTGGGTAGATCCTCCAGGATTTGATGACTTATTTTTATTTCAACCTTATTATATTCAATCTAAAAAAAATATAGATATGAATTTACCTGGACTTAGATATTACAATCTTTGGGATACTAATCCAAATAATGATGGTGTGCCAAATAGAGTTGGTAAAGTTTTTCCTGATCAAAAAATAATTGTAATTGACGACGAAGAAATTATTGCGGCAATGTCTTATAAATCCAATAGAAATTGGACTTTACCTGCCCCCCAACTTTCTTTGATTACTCCTAACACTTGCGGAACATCTTCAGAAAATTCTATTGGTTTATTAACGGGAGATAATCAAACATTATATGTAACATATAGATTCACAAACGATTATAATTTTACCAATTCACTTCATTGTAATTACTACCCAAAAATTAGTGGTAACAATCCTATTTGTAATCCAACAATTTCTCAAAATGTTTCAGTAAGATTCGGTAATGAATTTAATTGTTTATCACAAGGGGAGTATCCAATAACAACAACTACTACGATATATCCAATAACAACAACTACTACAATATATCCATACACAACCACCACCACAACTTGTCCCACAGCCTGTTCTGTACCTAATGGTTTTTTTGGAGAAAGGTTTGAAATTATTTGTCAACTTGTTAAAACAGGAGAAAGACCTAAGTCCTCAGATTGGAAAATAATTGACTATACTGAATTGCTTTTATCAACTACTGTAAACGGATATCTAACTCAATCTGGTATTACAAACACAACTTTTGTAATAACTTCAGAGCTTTATGAATCTGCACCATTTTATAACTTAAATAATTATATACCATTAACTACTTTAGGGACTACAACTCCAAATTTAAATTTTGGAGATGAGTTTTATTTTTATGGTAGTTTTGAAACGGACATACAAGCAACAATATATGAAATGAGATACAAAATAAATTTAGGTTACAATCAATTTGTAAATTCATCCAATCCTAGTTGGTCTGCTGGAACTAAATCATATGTTACAGAAATTGCCTTATTAGATGAAAAAGAAGACATTTTAGTAATTTCTAAATTACAATCACCATTAGTAAGACAAGGTATACAACAATACTTAGTTAAGTTGGATTTTTAAAAACTTTATTTTTTAAAAAAAAAAATTATAATTAAAACAAAAAATGTCAAAAATAAAAAATTCTCCTAAAGTTTTAGGTCTAGACATTTCTACTAAAACAATTGGTTGGGCTCTTTTTGAAATTCAAAGTTCTCAATTATTGGAATTAACTCACATTTCACCAAAAATAAAACCCAAAGAAGATGATGCTTTAAAAGAACTTTTATTGAAGTGTAATGTTTTTAAAGAAAAATTATTACAATACCAAAATTTAGGATTGGTAAAAGTTATAATTGAAGAGCCCTTAATTAACTCGAACAATGTATATACAATTCAAACATTGTTAAGGTTTAATAGTTTTATTTTTAAAGAAATATATGAAACTTTAGGCATAGTTCCAGATTTCATTTCAACATATAACGCTAGAAAATATGCGTTTCCAGAACTTATCCAAGTTAACGATAAAGGAAAATATGTTTTATTTGGTGGTCTACCGAAAGACATAGATAAAAAAATGTTAATTTGGGAAAAAGTTGCAAAAAAAGAACCTCAAATTATTTGGCAATATACAAAAAACAATATTTTAAAAAAAGAAAATTTTGATCAAAGTGATGCCTATACTTGTGTTTTAGGTTACATGAAACACAAAGAAATTTGGAAATAATTTTTATTTGTTTTTAAGGGCAGGTTCCGTTTAACTGATTTATTACAACATTTGAATTAGAAACCACAGGAGCATTAAATGAACAAAGGTTTATTAGTTGGAATGGTAAAATTGGTTGCCCAGATATAGTTATATTTGTCTTGCAATCAACATAAGAATATGTTTGTTGTACTTTTGTTTCATTAAACAATGTAAATGGTGTGCAAATTTTTGGTGCCGGTTCAATACTATTTTCACACTCTGTACAATTTTTAAATGTTCTTATTAAACTGTTGCTTTGATTAGACTGATTATTAATAAAATAGTTTGTCTGCGATATAACAACATTATAATTAGGTGGGAAATTAGGAATTTGTGGAGATACATTTAGGAAAACATAACAAGATCCATTATTTATAAAATATGTTGATGTTGACATATATGGTCCTGGCACTGCTTGTACAATAACTGTAGGTGGTTCATATAAATTACCACACTTACTATATATAAACCATGCTTTTGGTTTTGTTGGTGTTGGTGTTGGGGTACTTGTTGGTGTTTCGCCAGGTGTTGGTGATGGTGTTGGTGATGGTGTTTGTGTTGGTGTTGGTGTTGGTGTAAGTGTTGGTGTTGGTGTTGGTGTAAAATTTGCACCTAATGAACATACTAGTTCAACCACAAAATCACCATAAAAATCAGTAATTTTGACTGGATAATTTCCATACCCTAAATTGGAAATTGCAGAACTTTTGTTACCATTTTTCCATTCAATTTTATATGGTGGAGTCCCCCCTGTAATTCCAACACCAACACTACCGTCATAACTTTCATTATTTGATGGTTCTACGCTAAAACATTGTGCTGACATCGGAAATAATGTTATTACATCGCATTCGTTTCTTGGTTGTATTGAAGGGTTGTAAATTTCATGAGATGGTGTTGGTTTTGGGTATGGGTTATCACAAGGATTATCTGTTAAACAAAAATCACAATCTTGTGAAGTATATATTAATGGAGATTCAATTACAGTATAATAATAATTTATATCTAATATTGGTAGAAGCGAATAATCAAATTTTTCAAAAATTTGATAACATCCATTCTTTATTTCTGGATTTATTGTTGATGTGTAACTATTTGAATAAATTGTGTCTTGAATTTGAAAATCATCAAAATTATCAGGAACTCCGATGTACATTTTATCATTATTGCAACACCCTAAAGCGGTAAGAACATATTCAACTTGTCCTAAATTAATAATATTAAAAGAATTTCCTGTATATGTTGAAATAGAGCAGTAATTAATATAATAATCTAAATCTGGAGAGATCGATAAAGATTGAAAATTGCTATTGCAGTCATAAAATTCAAAGTTTTGAATTGTTGTTCCTGTATTTACAACTAACAATAATTCACAATTGGTAGAAGGGCATAAACTCATGTTTATAAATAACTTACTTTTTGTTTTTGTATTAATGATTTTATAACTTCAATATATTTATTTGTACTACTATCTTTTTCAATATAATCAAAGTGGTTAAAATTTTTTTCTATTTTTTTTATTGGGCATTGATTTATATAATCTCCTTTATAAAATTTAGTATTTTTCAAGTTATCAGTAACTCCTGCCATATGTAAAATTGGATTCTTTTCGTAAACTTCTAAAGAATCTGTTGCCCATGAAAAATCCAAATCTTTAGTTATTTCTGTTTTTTTATTTATTAACCACAAATTCCATAAAAGCGACCACATTTCTGCGGTCCAAAATTGTATTTGTCCCGACTTTATTGGGTATCTTTTGTCATAATCCAACATTTGATGATACATTTTTGTTGAATCTTCACTTATTTTTTTCCATAATTGATAATCAGTTTTTTTTATAATATATTGACCACCACCAGATTCTTTTTGTTTTTCTTTTATAGTTTCTAAATCAATACCAACAACTTGTGCCATTTCTGAAATTAGTTGATTTTTTTTGGATGTTGGGTGTTGTAGTTCGTATCTTTTACAACAATCAATTATATAGTTATATCCGATATATCCTATTGTGTTTGATAAATATATAATATCATTTGATATTAAATTTTCAAAATTTGGTAAAATTCTAAAAATAATGTCAGCATCGTGTAAAAAAAATAAATCACCTCTTGTTTCTTCTTCTTCGATCCATTTATAAATTAAAAATGGTTTTATACTAGGTATATATGTTTTTATTTTTCTTTCATCTTTATAAAAATGTAAATTTATTCCCATTTTTTTTAATTCTAATGCCCCTTTTGATGGCTTGTCATTAGGATTAACTAATGAAAATATAACATGTATATTTTTGGGATTTATACCATTTTCAATAAAATTATGTATATATATCTTACATTGCCAATGAAAATAACTTACATCAGGTTGTGCGGTAACAAACAAAAGATTTTTCATATTAAAAAATATAAAAAAATTATATAAATTATAAACACATTATATAGATAAGGTTGTAGTTGTTGTTATTGAACAAGAAACACAACTAACATCATAATTAATTTCAAGATTAACCAATAAATTTTGATCAGTCAATATATTGTAATCAACTTGAATGCAATCCTTTTGTTTTGATGAACATTTACTTTTTGCCAATATTGAATTAGTTGCTAGATTAAAATCAACGTCACCAAATCCACTGTATTGTAATATTAAACTTTTTAAAGTTTTTAACCATAAATCGTCGGTTGGTGCATCAAATAAACTATTTGTAACATAAAAAGTTTCTTCTTTAATTTCTCCTTCTAAATTTACAATTGCTGTAAAACTTGCTGAATTTAAAATACAATTTACATCACCATATGTTAAATCATAAAAACCTTCGTTCAACATTTGAGACATTCCTCTTTTTCCAACTGTTTTACTATCAATAAAATTATCAACACAAACAGTAAAACTACTAGAATTATTATAATAAGAAGTTCCTAATAATTGTATTGAATCTGTTTTTGTACACCCAAATTCATCTGTTACCGTTACTGTATACGTTCCTGCGGACAAACCAACTAAATGAACCCCACTTTGCACTCCAACATTTGGGCTCCATGTAATATTAAATAAAGGTACTCCAGAAATAATATTTAAATAAATTTCACCATCGTTTCCTAAAATTGGGTTTACAACTGAAAAATTAAAATTTACAGGTTGTGAAGAAGGTACAATTGCTGTAGTGTTTTGTACACATCCTGCGGCATCTGTAGTTGTTATGTTGTATATACCTGAAGATAAATTTGTAAAAAGAGAACTTTGTTGGATTGAGTTAATATTTGGTGTTCCTCCATTGATATTATAAGTCATTGGTAATGTTGGAGTTCCTGATATTGATATAATCAAAGACCCATTATTTTGTCCGCAAGTTGTTCCAGTCACAGTGACTGATGGTAAATAACTATTTGTATTTGTAACATTTAATGTTGTAGAAAAAATACAACCCGATGTGTTTGGAAAATTTTCAATAGTTAATGTATATGTTCCTGTTGGAACATTAGTAAAATTACATACGCCATTTGTGTATTGGTCTTGAGTAATAGGTCCATTTATAGAATATTTTAGTGTACTTGCGTATATACCATTATTTATTAATATCGATATGGATCCATTATTATTATTACATGTTGAGTTTATTGTACTTATAGTGGTTATATTAAATCCATTTGGTGAAACCAAACTTGTTGTGCCGCTTGCAACACACAATCCGGCGTCAAAAACGTTTACTAAAAAAGTTCCTCCTGGTAAATTTGTAAATGTGTATTGTGTATCAAAAACAACATCAACAACACCATTAGATCCAGAAAAACAATATGGTCCAGTACCACCACTTATAAAAACAGTTAATTCTCCGTTGTTATCAAAACAAGTTGGTTGTACTGCGGCAAATGTGACAATACCAAGAGGATTCACAACATTCACAGTTGCGGTATCTGTAATTGTACATCCTGCACCATCTGTAATAGTCATTACATAGGTACCAGCGGTTAATCCTGTTATTGGACATCCTGTTTGACCGCCAGCATTTTGACTCCAAGTAATTGTATAAGGAGCCGTTCCAGTGATACCTGTCACATATATTTTACCACTACCAGTATTACTAATACATGATGAATCATTCACAACATAAAACCCATATCCTATTGTGGTTGATGATTTAATCAAACAACTTTCTGAAAACCCACTACATCCGCCAGGATCTAAACTTTCAACATAATATATACCAGAAGATAAATTAGAAAAAACGTTATTAAATGAGTCTCCACTGTTTATATATCCATTTGTTGTCTCATACAAGAAATATATATTATTACCAAAACTATTAATTGTTGTTGCTGTTAACGATCCATTATTTAATCCACAAGTTGTATTATTAACGTCAATAGTTACGCAAGTGCCAGTTGAAATGAAAATATCAAAATAAGTTGTTTGTGGAGTTGGGTTAGTACATGCGTCAGTTATACCTATGGTATATGTGCCTCCTGTTAAATGATTTGTAGTATATGCTGTAGTTGATGCGGATGTTGGAAAAAGTCCTGTTGATGTTAGTTCAAATACGGTGTATCCAGATGTTGTAAACCCACCTAATATTTGAAAATACACAGCACCATTTCCTGTATTACTGCAGTCTCCAGTAACTGAATAGCTATCTAATATAATTGGTGAACAACTCATATGTTATTACATAAAATAGTATAATTTATTCCAACTTTTATTTCTAAATTTTGTGATACATTTAAAGGAACACAATTATTATTATAAATTGTAACAGTTTCGTCTGTTTCATTTATATAATAACTTAAACCTTCATTTTGTAAATTATTTAAAGAAGAAATGACACTATTATAATATTGGGTTTGTGTTGGTACATCATAATATCCACTACCATAGAAAAAAATATTTTTTTCTATTTCAGATCCGTTCAAAAATATTTGAATTGACCAAGTAGTTTTTAGAGTATTAAAATTACATTGTGGTTGTATAATTCCATCTTGATTTAATATAAAACCTAATAAAGAACCCATAGATGTCACTAATGGATTTGATTGCCATGGGTATATATAACAAGTTAATTCTTGTATAGGACAATCGAATACATATAGATGTGAATCTAATTGACAAGGAACACATGGCACTGGTACTAATTGACAACCTTTTTGTCTTCTCCAAATAAATTTTTGTTTATGAAAAATTGAATTTTCAAGTCTTACGCCGCTTTGTAATAAAGTAGTTGCTGGAACCATTTGTGTTACAAATTTTATCCAATAATCACCTAAATTATTTACATAATCTATCATGGTTTGATAGGTAAAATTATTATTAGGTATATTTACAGCAGTTCCAGATTCCAAATATCTCCAAAAAATAGATTGTAGTGTTGGGTAACCTCCAGTCTTTCCATCTGTTATAAATTGTCTATTTCTTACATTTATTGTATTTAACCAAAAAGTTTGTGCAAATTCAAAAAAAGTTTTTTCTTGAGGTTTAGGGTTAATTTTTGTCCAATCAATTCCTTCTGGATTAGGATAAGGTCCATTTGGATTTGGGTTACAATAAGTTGGTTCTACATAATCTAATCCTTGTTTTGGAATTGGGTAATTAAATTGATTTGACATTGTCCATACATCATATAAAATTCCTTGTGATGGATTTAAAAAAATGTCGACATTTTTAACGTTTAAAACATATCTTTCATCAAAAACTTCATAATTAGCATTAAAATTAACTTCATTATATTTTCTATATCCTACACTATCAAATGGCCAAGATTTTTTATTATCAATAGTCTTTTCTAATTTATAACCCAAATTCATATATGGAAAATTTCTGTATTTGTCTAAATAAACTTCTCCATAGTTAAATGGTAACAATACTGTTTGATAATTTGGGTTTGCTCCTGTAAATTCTATGTTTGTGTTCACTGTGGTTTCAGGCATTCTATGTTGTGTTGTTGACTCAAACCATCCCCCTCCTATTTGAAAAAAGTAATTTTCGTTTGGTATTACCATTTCTGGATAACCTTCTTCATCCATTGGATAGTCATTTCTTGTTGTTAATACAGGTAATATTGTTGTTGATAAAGTAAACCCGGTATATTTAACTCCTTGAATAGTGAAAATATTATTTGGGTCTATAACTGGTATTGTTTGAACATCTAAACCTCCTGATATATTAACAAATTCTTCATTAAATTGTTCTATGTTAATTTTTTGATCCGCTAAATAAACAAACTCATTAAACTCTACTAAACTTTCAGGGGCACCAATTAATCTAAATAATATTTCAATCGATCTTCGAGTTCCTTTTGACTTGAATAAATACGCGGCATTTAATATTAAATTTTTATAAAATTGATAATTTAGTTCATCTGGTGTCAATGGTCTTGATAAACCGCTGAATTCGCTTTTTGTTGTTGTTCCAAATATTGATTGTAACAATTTTGTATTTGTTATTGGCGAAATATTTGTTGACCATCCCAATGTTTGAGCAAAATTTTTCAATAATTGTGATGGAATGTCATTACCTGTATTATAATGAACCGAATTCATATTAGCAAGTCCAATTATATATTTTCTTATTTCATCAAAACTTCTACCATATATTTGTAAAGTTTTTTCAATTTTTCTATCTGAAGTATCAAACTCTTTGAAAGATTCTGTTACAAAAAAACGCGATATTAAATTACTTTGATAAGAATCTAAATTATTTGTTATTTCATATAGATTGTTTAGATAAAATTCATAATCACTGGTTCTTATATCCAAATTCCAACTACCGTCTAACGGCCAAGTTAAATTAATATTACTAGTCGAATATGTTCCATCATCATTTTCTATTGGATAAGTAAAATTTGAAGTATAAATTGGGGTTACTAATCTATTTAATAAAAACTTTTCAACCTCATCAAAATTTTCTGAAAAAGAATTTTCAGTATAAAAAGTATTTGGTCTAATTGTTAAGGTATTGTATGTCAAAGAATCAATACCAAAGGGATTACCACTAACTATAATATTTAAACTATCACTTATTTCTGTTGTTGGTTCCAAATCTACTAAAACATATTCTTTGTCGTTAACAAATAATGAATATTTTTTAAATTCTTCTGTTAAATTTCTTAATGAAGATACTTCAACTTCATTTAATGCTAGATTTCTAGTTGAATTTACATTATAATCAATTCCAAAAGGATTTTGTATCCAATTTAAAGGTATTTTTAATGAAGTTTCATTATATATTTGGTTAAAAGAAATGTCGTAAGCAGTAATTCCTGTTTGGAAAAAATTATTTATTGAGTTTATTTCTAATCCTGCTGGAAAATATTTAATGATTTTTTGAACTGATGTTGATATTCTTTTAGACAATGATCCATATAAATTAAAATTTGAAACTTGACTTAGATCGAAATTTGGAAATACTTCTAAATTTTTTGCAATTAATTTTTTTGACTCTTCTATATTTGATATGTTTAAATCTTTTAAACTTATTGGTTCTGAAAAAGCACCTATATTAAAAGTTCTATTAATTTTTTCTACTAAGTTTGTAGAAAATTCAAAATTAGCATTGGTTAATCCTCCACCTGATATAAGTTGTAACCCAACAATTTCATTAGAAAAAGTTGCAGATCCAATATCTCCTTGTTTGGGGCATTTATATTTTACTACTGTCATTATCTTGTTATGTTTGCAAAGTTTTTACTAAAATCAATATTATTATTTCGATCTTGTCTTACTTCATACAATAATTGATTATATTGATCTCTAATCTCATAAAGATTATATTGTTTATAAATGTTATTTGAAGAATCGTACATTGTATAAACACCATCGTTGATAGATTTTGTTTGATTACCAAATAAACCAATTGCTAATGTCGATATGTCATGTTCGACCATTTCAATTTCTAATGTTAATGGATTAAAAAAAGTATTTGTAATAATTATATTTTGATCTGGTTGTCCAATAAATGGAGTTGCATTAGGTTTAACAGATGGAGAAGAAGACGGTGATAAAGTACAAAAAATCAAATTAGTTACTCCATTTACATATTGATATCTTACAGTGTTTGTAGAAGTATTTGTTGTTGTTTGAGTAACAGGTTCACAATAAAAAGATGAAGTTATAATTCTGAAAAAATTTGGTATTTTTGCATTATTGGGTTGTAAATACTCAACCCTATATCCAACTAAACCTTGATTTACAAATTTATCTCTATATTCTGCAGCAACATTACTTATATCAATTACTATCCCTTTTACATTTGGAAGTGCCGCTAATATACCACAATCAGTTATTTTTGTTCTTATTTCTATTGGTCTTATATACAATGTATATATTCCAAGTGCGTTGAATGTGCTTGACGGCAATCTTAAATTATACAATCCTCCCAATATTTCAACACCAGCATTTCCGCCAGTTTGTGAATTGTGAAAATAGGGTGTTAATAATGTAAGAGCATTTAATTTTGATAACTGAAAATTATTTGTAACGTCTCTTGAAGGTGTGTAGTTTACTAAAATTTCTACATCAGCAGGACTAACGTCCGACGGTCTTATTGTTCCATATGTGCCTGTTGCCATTTTTCTTTTTTTTTATAAATACTAATTATTAAGTTTCTACTTTAAAATATCCATATCCATATTTAATTAAATCTTTAAATCCATCAACTTCTCCTAATCTTTGCACTGGTTCAAGTGCGGATATTTTACCCCTTTCGATATATATATCGGACCTGACTTCTTGTTCAAAAACAACACCTATCATATATTCTTCTTTTGTAATTGCCGATAGTATTATATCATTTGATGTTAGACCTGATGATTTATAAAAATAAATCGTTGTTCCTCCGCTTAAATCCCAATAATCAACACCATTGATAGTGTATGCAGAATATAACGCATTTGGTGGTGAACCATAATAAACACCAATGCTCCCTGTTGAACCTGTTAATTGTGTTCCTATAGGATATGGTATTGGTCCATATTGTTGTAATGTTTGTAAATTAGATGAAGTATACCCCGTAACATAAAATGGTGTATTTACATAACTTGATGAAATATAGTCTACAATATTTGTATTGCTATCTCCAGTAAATAAATAATCATGACTTATAGGAATACCTGACCAGTTACCTCCTTGTGGATAAAAAACAACCGTACCATTTGGATTTTGTAAAGATATATTTTGAAAGGGTAAGTTAATTGTTTTTTTTACTAAAGTAATTCCCCATGGAGTAATTCCACTTACTGTTATTGTATAAGCGCTCGATCCCAATGGATAATTATGATTAAGAGATGACGGTGCAAAAATATTTAATTGTTGTGTTTGTGAACCATCTCCCCAATCTATTTCAAAAGTTGATTGGTAGACGCTATTTGAGGTGTTGTATACATAAACTTGATATGGTGTTCCTGTTGTTGCTGAAAATATAAAATTATTTAAAACTTCTTTTTGCTGTACTGTTCCATCAAAAACACTATAGAAACCAAAATCATTAGTTGTTTGTGTTAATAAAATTGGTATTGTCAAACCAGTCAATAAAGAATTACCTTTTGTACCCCCACTTAATATTTGTGTCATAGATGAATAAACATATGTTATTCCTGTTTCACAATTTTCATATACTACATAATCAACAGGACAACATTCATCAGGAGGTACAAGTACTTCTTCACAATTTGCCGAAAAAGATATAGGAAATATTTTATTTTGTATATCACCTAACCCTATTTTTATATATTGTTTTTGTTCTTCCATTAAGGGTTTACATATTCATACCAGTTTATGGGTGTTATATCCCCAACTCTATTTCCATTTACATCTTCGATTGTATAAGTAAAATCTGTATAATCTAATCTCATTATATAATAAAAATAATCGGCTGGATTAAAATTAAATTGGTTAGGTAGTATTAAATTTTGTGGAGTATTGGTCATTGTAACAAAAGTTCCTATTTTAGCGTCCCAAAATTTTGCAGTCATATAAAATGTAGTTATGTTTAAATAATCTTTTTTTCTTAACCAATAAACAAAAAACCCTTCTTTGTCTCCCAAATAATCCAAAATATAATAAGGTTTTTTTAATTGTACTGATGGTAAAAATGGAGATATTGAACCGGTTTGAGTTTGTCCTTGTGTTACAGGTAAAATTATTGTTAAATAAATTTTTTGAGTTGTTGTATCATTTGTGTCGTACAAATCAATTTTAAAAAAACTATTATTAAATGCTGGTCTAAAATAATATATTTCTTCGGAACTAAATCCTTCAATTAGATATGAATTAACCCATGAATTTGCTGGTTGGTTGAAAAACTCAAAATTATATGTAATTTCTGTTTTATCCGAATTTATATGTTTTTTATGAGTAAATCTACTTATTTCAAAATCTTTAGGTAACCCAACAATATCTTCAATTAAAGCATCTTCTATTTGGTCTATAGCATCATCAGCACCATCAAATTCCCAGTTCATTTCTATAGGTACTTTGATGTTAATATCTTTTTCTTTTTTAATTATTTTAAAACTATTCACACTCATCTGTTGTTGGGTCCGCTATAACATCGGGATAATTTATTTGACTTCCGTCTGCGATTAATCTAAAAATTATTTCATTTTTTGGATAATGTGCCCCATTTAAAAAAGGATAATCTACGCCAAATCCTTCGCTATCAATATAACCATAGTCATATATATCTCTCCAAACAAAACTATTTGTAAAACTCAAATATGAAGAATAATCAGGTACTGATAAAATATTTGTAAAAGGTTCTTCACTTAGGGTTCTAGAAAAAACTTTTATTGTTGTAGGAAAATGAGCTCTATAATAATAACCTAATTGATTTGTTAATGCCCCAAATGAATCACCATAAAAATAAGAATAATTAAATGTAAATTTGTGATAATTTTCTGAAACTACTCTTTCTATTTGGGTATAATCGTTGAACTCGCAGTAATCGCCAGTTATTTGGTCTCCAACTTTTAAATTATCCACATAGTAAAATTGTTGTCCATTTACTGTATAATTATTTTTTGTAAAGCTTGAATTAGAAAAAATTGTATTAGTATCCCACCATGAATTTGGTTTATTATTTATCAACGGCAAATTGAATTTATATCCATCTTTTAATTGTGATATATTTGATAATGTCCATCCCAAATATCCTTTCCAAGCAAAACTTGTAAATAATTGTGTTACCGGTCTGTTTAAATTGTCCCTAAGACCAGATATATTTATATCAACATTATAAGATAAAGTATAAACATCATTACCTTGTTTTACTGAAGGTCTATTTTGATTATTTGGTGTTAAAACAGATTTTTCATATTTAACTTTTTTTCCATAAATATTTTTCTCGAATCCTGCATTTACTAATACAGAATCTTCAACTTGTGCTAAAACTTTATGAACTCTGATATAATATTTTGATTCCGTTCCAATCGTGTCTGAAATATTTATTATTCTTTTAAATGTTCCGGTTGTATTATTAGAAAATGTTGTACCTACAAATCCTATGTTTGTTATATTAAATATATAACTTTCTGAACCAGAATTTTGATTTCCCAAACTTTGTACTTGAAACGTATCTTGTCCGTTGTAATTGATGGTTAATTTAACGTATTCTCCTATTTCTAATCCATGATCCATTGGACATCTAAAAGATATGACATTATTACCATAAAGAGTGTTTGTTTCAATTATAAATGGTATTCCATCATAAGCTTGCCATATAAATTGTGTTCCTGTTTTTTGATCATCTGTAAATAATTTTCTATCTGCATTTATTTCTGCATATGTTAGATAATATGACCAATTATATGTATTTGCACTTTTATTTACAAATTGTATTTGAGATCCAGGCCCTTGTGTATATCCATTAACATTATTATCAGTTCTAATAAATTGAAATTCTGAATATTGGGGGTATCCTTTCCAAGGATTACTTGGATTCGATTGAAATGTAATTGCGTCTTGTAGTGCGTTTGTATAATATAAATTATTTTTGAATGGTGTGTACAAACAATTTCCAGAATATACGTTGTCAAACAAAAAAGTAATTTTTGTAATAGGTCTAAATATTGTTGATTTTTGTCTTTCTTTTTGATATAACTCTGCAAGATTTAAATCTTTAGTTCTATCATATTCAACCGCTTGTTTAAAATCTTGATTAAGACCTATTTTTAATTCTTGATCTAAATCAGGAGTAACTTTGTTTCTTTTAGAACTTTTTAATAAATTGAACTCATTTATACTTGGCATTTTATTCTAAATTGAGAAACATTTTTATAAACTTGTCTATTGCAGTTTTTCCATTATTTAATCCAAAATAAAAATGATAAGGAGCACCAACTAAAACACTATTACTACCAGGTGGTGTAGATATAGAACCTGGCTGTATAATAGTTCCTGTTGTTGAGGAATTTGGTGTTGTTGGATATGGAGAAAAATTTGTGATATATCCTAAAGACACTGTTGATGTTTTGAAATATGGGTCTGAATTAAAATCTAAAGATTGATATTTTTTTGAGAAGAACCCTCCTGAAGATAAAACGTCTGTATCCCAATTATTATCTTCACTTCCGAATATTGAATTGTCGCTAACAATTGCCCATTTATAATTTGGCACAACTTGTGATTTAGGATATCCATTTAATGTTTGAATCAATGGTTGTAAATTATAAATATTTGCACCAGGGCTTAACTGTCTTCTATTAATATAATCAGGATTTTTTGTTTCATAAAATAATCCAAAAACAGATGCAGATGGCGAAGTACTTGTACCAAAATATATTGATGCGGAATTCGGATAATTTTCATTCAAAAATGGTGTTATTTTCCATTCAGAATTTATAGATAACATTTGAGCCCAATCACCATCTATTCTATCTCCTTTTCTATTACTATTAAAAAATTGAATGATCCCTTTACCCTCACTATTACTTCCTCCTGTAGAAATTGGAATCATTCTTTGTCTAAATGTGTGGTTTGTTATTCTAGATAAAAATCCTAATTGTATTATATCTGAATTATCTTTAAAAGATGTTGCTTTTATTTGATTAATAAAATACGTTTCAAATGAGCTTGATTGACATATTTCACTTATAAAACTTTCTCTAGAACCCAAATCAGTTATTGTGGTTGGAAATAATATTTGTTTTTTATTGTAAGCAACTCCTGGTATATCGTTTACTAATTTTTGTGGCCAATTTGGGTTTATTGGTATTTTTTTTCCAATAAAATTTGACCCGTCCCAAGGAGAACTTCTATAATAAAAAGTATTAGATAACTCATTAAATACAAGGACATCTTTACAATAATTATATGATGGATTGGTTATTGAATTTGGGGCGTAGGTGTTTGTTTTATTAAATGAAAACATATATAATGTTCCATTTATCCAATTATTTTGAAATGTTTGTGCAAATACCCCTCTACATGCCGCCAAAGTAAGTGTAAACCTTGTCTTCCATTCCAAAAATAATTTTACATCATCTTTATATTCTTTTAGATATTTTTTATTTAACAAACAATAACATCCATTTTTAACTCTATTTGCTGGAACAGAACAATTTGAGTTTATGCCCACATTTTGTCCTGAACCACTATAACATTGTAATGAAATCATCCCTTCACAAGTTAAAGTTGATGTGAGTCCTGATGGTGCATCACTATCATGTTGCTCTCCATTTGGTATATCAGTATTTATAGTAATTGTTGGAGTTGCTTGTATGCCTTGTGCGTCGTAATATATAAAATTATTATTTTGATGTAATCCATAACCAGTTTTTGCATTTGATCCATTTTCAACTTTTGTTGATGTGGGTATTCTATCACTTCTCATTATCATTCTTTGATCATCAGAAAAAGTAATTTGTGGTAAACTATTATTATAATATGCTGTTGAGTATAATCCATAAACATAAAATAAATTTGACATTGTTGGGCTATAATATGCTTGTTTTTGACAAGCGTCATTACATCCTGATGACGTTACATAACTAAAATGTAATTCTGAATTTGGGTTTGCCGGTGAAATACCCGCTAAAAATGAACCCCCTCCAATATAATCAGTTGATCCTTTTGGTAAAAAGTTCATAGAAGAACCAACGTTATCTAAATTTACTAAATTTGATCCGACAGTTAACTGTGCTGTTGTTTTAAATGTAGACGCTGGAACTGGTTTATAATTAACTACTTCATCAGTTGATAAATAATAATATGGTAAATTAGAAGTAAAAGAACTAAACATTAGTGGATCTGCTGAAAACGTATATGATGGATGGTACAAATATGGGTTTATATTTGGTGTAAAATGTGATTGTGGTTTAGTTCCTGTAATGACTTTTCGTATTGGGATATTCATGTAATAATCTCCCGTAACTGTTACAGTATTTGGTGCTTGTCCAAATATTGTTGATAAATCATATTTTATTTTTTGTTTTGGTGTATTAGCATCGACTCCTCTTACAAATATTAAAACCTCATAATTAGTATTATTTGATAAACCAGATAACGCTGGTCCTAAATTTTCAGTATTGTATAAATAGGGTGAAGATTGATCAGTACTACAATTTGGTCTTCTGTATTTTATTTCGTGTAGTAAATATTCTTTCGGATAAAATCCTGATACTGTTGTATTAGATAAACTCAAAAAATTAGAAACAGTCCACCCTTCTATTAACTGAAAGTATTCAATATCATAATTGTATTTTAAAAAAGATGCTTCTCTTCCGTTCACTGGGCTCGACACTCCAGTTTGTTGGGCAACATCAATAAAAACATTTATAGTTGTTTCTGTATTTTGCCCTGTTGCATAAGTTATTGGTACTGTGATTGAGTTTCCTGTTAAACTAGTTCCTGTGATTGCATTGTTCCCAAACTGATTTAATGTTGCTCCTGTTAATAAAAAATTAGAAAAAGACATTTTTGGGTCTTGGAAACTTATTAGATTTCCAACACCTATTTGTTCTTTAGTTCCTGGATTTGCTAAAACCACTAATACTTGATCAAAATAACTTGAATTACCTAATGAAGGATTTACAGTTGTTTCTATTTTATTTACACCAGTAAAAAATTTATCTCTTGTATTAAAATCATTTAGTTTTTGAGGATACGTTTCTGAATTTGGTATAGACCAAAATCTTTCATCCGCTAATCCAAAACCTATATCATTTATTGCAAATAACCAAGGTTGTGGTGCATGATACAAATAATGTTCATCAGAGTATATTTTTATTCCACCTGATGATGATAAAACGTCATAACCAGAAAACATTCTTTTAAAATCTATTAAAGCTCTAGCAACCACATCGGCGTCTACATCTTGGTCTACCGCACTTGCTAATAAAGATTTAAATTTACTACCAGATCCACAATTAAAAAATCCTCCATTGTTATCATCAACATCTTCACCAGGTAAATTTTCGTAGTTTGGGTGTGTAATATTATATGAACCTGATAAATTTACAGGTGCTAAAAATGACTTTGCGGTTGATAAACTTACTTCAGACGCTGGCGAATCTCCTTGTTGTTGTTCAATTGATTGATTTACACTATTTTTATCAATATCATCGTCAATTTCTGCATTACCACAATCACAATCACAAGATGTACATTCTGGATAAGCAATCATTGGCATTCCTAATCTTGGAAAATTATTAATGCGTGTTAAAAAAGTTGCTGTAAAAATTATAAAAGCGATTGATAAAGCAAATCTGAACACAAAGGCCAAACCTTGAGCTGCAATTCTTAAATAAAGACCTATGTTTACAACTGGCCCACCCAAAGGAGCAAACGCACCACTTTCAATTCCTGAATTGATCCAATCCACCATGTCTCTAACAGCGTCAAAAGCAAAATAAATTCCTAATACTATCAACAAATATTTTAACACAGGCCATATCCAAGCAATAAAATGTGCTAAAAACAATATTATTAAAAATGGAAATGTTAAAATATTTATTAAAATATTAAATATGAAAAAAATTGCATCAAAATTTCTAATGATGTCGTTTACAGGAAATGTATTTACAGTAGACTTACAAGTTCTATTATCAATTTCTTTTATTCCTAAATGTCTAGCTCTACCTAATCCATTTTTGTATCTATCAAGAAACATTGCCGTAGTATATACTTTATTATAGTGAAACTCATAAAAAGTATCGTCACAATTAATAGCCGATTGTATATCAACATAGTCGTCCCAATCTAGAGAAAACGCATAAGATCTTAATACATCAAAATAATACTGAGGATAAAAATTATAACTAACTTGTTGTGGAGTTGAAAGATCAATTGCTGTTGATGTAAAAGTGATTTGGTCGCCAGCACTAACTGGTATTGATTGAATACTTCCTGTATATACATTACCATTTATTGTTATTGTTAATCCTGAAACATTAACAATTTTGGTAATTTCTATTCCACCATTTTGTAAAATTGGGAAATTTGAACTTAGTGTATATGAAACTGTAGATATTGTTTTACTATTAGGGTCGAATGGATCTACATTAGAATTAGACCACCCATATTCTTTTACATTTGGAACTAAAAAATATCCTCTTTGAAATTCTTTTTCTAGTCCTCCATCTGTTTCCCATTTGAATTTAAATCTATACTTTCCTTTGGTTGGAATTCCGATTGTAGGGTCATTTGAAATTACTTGATTTCCAAACTCATCGGTTAATATATATTCTAAATTCATCGGGAGTTGCATAACAAAAGAACCGTCTCCATCAATTATTTTACCCCCTTCTGGTAAATCTGCAATTTCAAGTATTGGCCTACCGCTCGAGTCATTTTGTACGGTTTGTCTTATTGCTAAAATTTGACCAGGTCCTGATATTAATTCACACAAATTACCTGTATTATTTTTTGGTTTACAACTTGTCTTTATTGAATCCTCGTCCGTAGTTGAAATTATTGATCCCATAAAAACGGAAGTTGGTTTTATTGTTAAATTAATTTCTTTAGACAAATCAAAATCTTGTCTCAAAATTCCTAAAACACAATTTTCTTCATCCCCCCAAAATGGTCGTACATCAATTTGTTTTACTAATGATATAATTTGTGGTAACTCGTCTAAATTTGTGGAACTTTTAAATTTATTTCCGTTAAATTGACTTTGTGAAGAATAACCCGAATTTATTAAATCTTGTGGTGTCAATGAAAAACATCCGATATCAGACAAGTCTAAATTCAGAATTAATGTTTGTGAGCCTAGTGGTATTCCAAAAATCATAAAATCACCACTTTCATTTGTTGTTACGGTAAATTTGTAATAATTATCAAATACCTCGATATAAGATTTGTCCAATAAAGTTTCAGACAATGAAGGAAAAGAACCTGTTGATATATGTCCTGTATATGAAGGATTTTTTGGTAACAAATTATATCTATATCCATCTTCATTTATATCACTAGGACTTTTATAAGGATATAATTGTGATATTATAGGGTTATTCTCGTCATTACTTGATATTGGTATAAAAATAGAAAGTTTTGCATTTTGTAAACCAAATCCTCCGTTTACAAAAACTCTACCAGCAACTACACCATAATCCGCACATTTTCTTACATAAACATCTGATTGAGTAAGTTTTAATGACAATAATTCTAAAAAATCAAAATCTTGTTCTAATTTAACATCTAATTGTTTTTCTAAACCTACTTGAGTTCTTATTCTATATGATTTTGGCATTAAAATATTTTTTTATAAATAGTTTATTTCCTATTTTGATTAAAAAATAATACTTTTTAAAAAAAAATAAACTATCAAGAAAAAGTTACTGTAGATAGATTATTTACGCTTACCTTAATATCACTTGTAGGAAATCTCACTTGATAAATTTGAGATGGTTGTGCAAATATTGTATCAGCAATTAATTGTATTTGTTTTGTATTTATATTTGAATAAGGTTGTGATGTTTCGGATGAAGAATATTGTCCTCCTACTTTATTAAATACTCTAATTTCGGATATTGATAATACTCCGTTTTCTCCTTGTATTTGTCTTTTCAACTCTGACAAATTTACATTTTGTCCCATAGACCTATTTAAAGGAGACATAAAATTATTTGTTAAATCAACTACTTTTGCGATAATAGCACTTTGGCTTTGGGAAGAATCCAAAACAATTTCAATTTCAAAAGCTAAATCTATAGGATTTCCTGATTCTACGGAAATGTAATCGTTAATCATGCGATAATTTGATAAATAATTTGACACATTTGTTTTTAAAACATTTGGAACTGTTGATGACAACTTGCCTTGTGAATCATAAGAAAGTAATTTAATTTTTATTTTATTATTTTCTTCAACTATTGAAACTTTTGAAGGTGATCCAAATTGTGATGGCATTGTTTTTAACAATGAATCATAATCATTAATAGTAACTGCTCTATTTTGTGCGTTAAAGTTGAATGTAATATAATTTCTTATTTCTTCCAAACTTGGTTGTGCTGCTCCGCCAACAGCGGCATATGGATTATCACAAGTTAAAGAATTTATAACACTTGTATTTGTTGTTTCTGAAGGACCTGTTACAAAAAAGTTAGTTTTTTGAATTTGTTTTATTACTCCAATTCCAACATTGGTAACTGTTCCACCTCCTACACGATATTGGACAAACATGGTTGTGTTTGCTTTTAATGTACTACCTAATCCTAAATTATTTGAATATTTATTAATATTTAGTTGACCGCCTTGGGTTGCAAAGTCTCTCAATTGTTGTTCTGCAGAAATGTTACCACCACCAAATGTAAGTTTAAGAAACCCTTGTGGTGTAAATTCAGTAATAAATTTATTTGTGACGGATATATATTTTCCTACTTTTATACCTGGAGCGTCTGAAGGTTTAGTAGGATCTTCAACAAAAACTCTATCTTCAACTAGTGATTTTACTTCATACCACTTTCCATTGTTAGTTAAAAATTCTTGCGGTGTTGGCACATTAGTATAATTTGTACCATCTTTTATTATAACATTAGAAACTCCTAAAACATTTCTTTCTGGTAAAAATAATTCAAAAAATGGTTTTACATCGTTTGCCGTAATTACTCTTTTAAAAACTTTAGTTAATCCGTTTACAACAACTTCTCTTTTAGTTACAGTATAATTTAAAATATTGCCAGAAGAATCTAAATTTGGTCTAACAATTCTTGAATTTGGTTGTCCTTCTCCATTATATTGTGATGAAAAATCAATATCATACACAGTTTCAAATGATTGTCCTGCTCCATTGACTTGAGTTCCTCTTCTTAATATTCCGCAATATCTAATGTCTTCAGCATCACCATTTACCGGAACAATAATTGAAAAATCTACAAGTGATACAGAAGGTCTTTGTCCTGGTATTTTTAATCCATAAGTTCTCGCTATATTATAAAGTGATGTAGATTCTTGAGCATACTGTAATACTGTTTCTTGAATGCTTCTATCAATTTGGTAATTCAAATTATCTGCAACCGCAGCATTAAGATCCATTAAAACAGAAAATACAGAAGCATCGTTAAAATTTTGTATTAATTCTGGATAATAAGTTTTAACAAAGTTTACTAACTCTAATTTTACTCCAGCAAAATCTCTTACAGTATATGATATTTTTTTTTCTGCCATATAAAATTAAATATTCAAAATAATAAAATCTTGCGTTTCAAAAGCATCTGAAGTTATTCTATAATCTATTCTTACTTTTGCGGTATGTTCTAATTCTGATATATTTGTGACCTTAAAAACTTTTTCTCCGTCACTATTTACAAAATTTCCTTTGTCTTCTAAACCAGAAGAAGCGTCCGTAATGTTTATATTTGTGATTAAAACATTTGGTAAAAATAATTCTACTGATTCTCTGATTTCTGATTCTACTTGTGCAAATGTTGGTCCATCCAAAGGTTCAAATATGTATTCATAAAGTCTTGTACCAAATTCAGGTAAAAAATATCTACTACCTTTTTTTGTTAATAACAAATGTATTAAATTACTTCTTATTTCTTGATTTGCATAATCCGACAAATCTAAAAACTTTCCATTGAACGATTCTCTAAAAGGAAATGTTATACCATATGAAATACCTGTTGACATATCACATATAAATATAGTTTATATTTTTTTTAAGTAAAAAATTTATAAAAATAAAAAACCTTCCTTTTTTAAGGAGGGTTAAAGATTAATATCTTCTTCTATATCTTCTATACCTTTCTGATATATTTTCAGAATCATCATCTTTTACTTTTTCTCTTCCTGAAGAAGCCGATAATTCAGCCCCAACAGTTCCACCTAA